AATTGGCCTATCTGTTGCAACCAAACAATCTGGAGTAAAAGTTTTACACAACCAATTGCATCCATATGTTGCACCCAATGGGGATAATTTAGTTAAGTCAACCGACAGTCTACTTTTGCCATTGCCTAAAATAAAAGCTGTACTCATAAAAAAACCCTCACTGTACTTAATACAGTAAGGGTTTGGTTAGTTAAAAACTTACCTATTAACCTAAGTCAGGATTCTCAACTTGTACTAAATCACGTGTTGCTGGTGATGCAGACGAACCTGATCCACCAATTTTCACTGTGTCATCTAATATGTTGAAAAAGTTTAACAATACTGGAGCATCTGCAAAAGATATTCCATGTCTGTTGCTAAAACGCTTTAGACGTACCAATGATGATCCTACATCAGTGTAAGTAACTGTCATACTTCCTGTTGATAAACCAGAATCTGCTTCGTTTGCTAATGTACATATTCCACATTCAGCAACTGTTCCTGAAGAACCAGCGGCTGAGGCTGCTTCTACAGTAAAAATCATTCCTACTGCAATAGTACCTTTACCAGCACCCATTGAAGCCCAGTCAGTATCGCCTACTGCGACAACTCTTACTGTGGATCCAACCACTGCGTTTGCAGGGTCAATTGCACTTGCATCTAGTCTTGATACTAGGAACTTTGAAGCTCCTTTTTGTTTGATAATAAAACCTTCGCCTTCAGCAGTTATACTTCCGCCTGTTGGTCGTACTCTAGTAGATGTAATTGGATTTGTTATGCTACTAAGCGAAACGTCTCCGCCTACTACACCATAATATAATTCACCTGATGGTGTTCTGTTTGCAACATCATCGCCTGGATTATTATACGCAATGTCTTTTGTAAGACTTTTTGCAATTTTTAACGGTCTTCCCATTTGTTTTCTCCTTATAAAGTCCCGTTCTAGCGGGTACGCAGTTTTGTCTGCATAAACACATTATTGTGCAACAGTATTTATGTGGAATAAAGGTCAAAAAAATAGCACCCGAAGGTGCTATTTTTCATAAAGTTTAGCGTATATTATGAGAATGATAAGTTGCTTACTGCAATCTCACCTAAGTAATCACCGGCGTTACCAAATGATGACGCAGTATTTGTTAACTCAATGTAACCATATCTGGTCATAAAGCTAACTACTGGCTCAAATGTTGACGGATCTAATACAACGCCTGAACTCATCAACGGTACGTAAGGACAGTAGAATGCTGGAGCGTCAGTTTCTGATGCACCTTTGTATCCTACTAATACTGCTGTAGCGTCTGTTGCATATGAATCACAGAAGATTCTCATTGTACCGTTAAGTGTACCTACAAACTTAGTGTTTGTTGGTGCTTCAAAAGTACCTTCTGTTGTTCTAGCAAATGCTGAAGTTGTAGCTGATTGTAATACTGTTAATGAAGCTGGAGAAACAACTGCATAGTTACCAGCGCCACGTCTTGTACGCTGAGCAATTAGGTTAGCTGTTCTGTTTATTAACACTGCTAAAGCGGCATGCTCATCACCAACGAAAGTAGCAGTACCTGATACTGCAGCCTGGTTGTATGTGAATTCAGTTGCGGCTAATGTACGTAGAGATAATAGAATCTCTTGATCGATTTCAGCAGTAATCTCTTGAGCTAATGCTGCCATGATTTCTGCTTCTACGTCGATACCGTGCATTGCTTGTGCATCTTGAGCTGCTTCAAAAGTCCATCTTGCTTGTAGCTTACGAGTCTTTGCTTCGACTGTTTGCTTTAAGATTTGAACGGAAATTTGTCTACCACCAACACCTTCCATGGCTGCTGTGTTTCCACCTGCATATGATGCAGCAGTTGCTCCAGTAGAACCGGAATATGCCTGAGCAATTTTGAATGGTGATAATGCTTCATCACCAGCGGCTGTTGATGTAGCGGCAATTGAGTTGTCTGTCATTGCGTTAGCATAACGTACTCTCAATGTGTGTATTTGTCCAACTGGACCAGTCATTGGCTGAACACCAACTAACTCGTTAGCAATAACAGTTGGCATCACACGTCGGATAACTGGTAGTATTACTCTATTAAGTGTTGCTACGTTACCTGAACTAGTTGAACCCGCTGTTGCGTTCTCAGCTAAATGTTTGCGTGTGTTTTCTAAAATCACACCCATTGTAGATCTACGAGTTCCTTGTAAGCCTTCTAGGAGGGCTTCTTTGGTCTCGCTCCATCTGTTTTCTAGTAGTTCTTGTGACATTTATATGTCTCCTTTTTTAGTTTAAAGCCCTGCTAGGCGCTTTATGTCGATAACGTTTGAATTGTTATCTTCTTTCTTGGCGACCTTTGCAGTTTTGTTACCAGTTTGTTCAGTTAACTGAGATGCTTTCTTAGCACCTTTTGTTTCGCTGATTACTGCTGGCAAGTATTTTTCAAAAGCGTTCTTCAATCTAGATGTCTGAACGTTTTCAAGTAAGTTAGTCATAATTTCTCTCTTCTCATCATTAAGAGGAGATAGAAGCTCATCCAATGTAGCATCACGCTCATTGGCTTCTTTTATAACTTTGATTTCGTTATTTTTGCTCTCAACAAGTGCTTTCGCTTTGTCTTGAGTTTTGATGGCTTCTGCCAACTGTTTATCTTGTTTAGCAATTTTAACATTAAGTTTACGTACTTCTTCATTTTCATTTAAATGTGTAGCACCAAACTCTGTTGCATATGCTTCAAAGATACGACGACCAAAATTGTTCTCACGAGCAATTTGAATGTCTTCTTTTAGTTGACCCATTTCAGCCTTAAGATGCGTAGATACAGTTGAAGCCATCTTCTTAGCAGATTCTTTTACAAACTTGCTCTTTAGATTATCAAGTTTATTACGTGCATTTGATACAAGTCTAACCTTAGTTTCTACTAAGTCTTTCTTGTCTGCAGCAAATTCCTTGATCTCTTCAGCCAAAGCACCAACAACAAATGATTCTAATTTCTCAAAACCTGTTTTTGATACCTTACGATCTGTGCGTAGTTCTTTTAACTCTTCTGAAAGTTGTTTTACTAAAAAGCCGTTAAACTTATCAGCGTTTTCTTTCATCTTGTTATGAAACTTAACACGATCACCAGCAAGTGCTTTCTTCTCCTCGTTAAGAGCAGCGATTTCACTTGCTAAGCCTTCTGTAACCATTTTATCTAGGGCGTCTACCATCACAGTCTTATCATGCTCATAGCGTTGTGCAAACTCCTCACGAAGTTCACTACGTACTGTCTCTTTGGCCTCTACCATTTTTGCTTCCCATTGTTCAGCAATAGCAGTACGAGTGTCCTCATTGACGAGATCGCTATCTAATAGTGGTTTAATAGCATCTAACATGCGATTCTCCTAAATTTTTAGGTCTCTGATAAGACGAGAAACTTCGTCTTTCAGGTACTTTTGTATTTTGCCGTCTTTCCCAGACTCACGAGCCATTTCTAAAATGTGATGTCCATGTTTCATGTTCATCAGTCCTTCATAAATTGCTTTTGGATAAGCATTTGGAGCACTGGGTTGTGCGACCACGTCTACAGTGACTATTTCAAAATCACTGACACGTCCGTTATGTGGATCAACGTTACCCGATCCACGACTCGAAACGCCCAATCTCACACCAGACTGAAGCATAGTTTTCACTAGCTCGCCCATTGGAGTTGGGAGAATTTTTAGTTTTCCATAACCATTAGGTCCGTCCATCCACATGCTTTCAATCATATGACATACACGGTCTAAGTTAATCTTAAGGTCATCTGGATGATCTACTTCGCCGAGAACGCTTGTTGTTTTGATTTGTTCGTTCAGTGTATCAACTGCTTCTGCAATTTGACTTACTGGATAAACACGTTCATTGGCATTTTTCACGTCACCTTGTATGCAGATGCCCTCCATATAGAGGTTCTTACCATCTTTGCCCTCAACGATTTGCATCTTTGCGGCTTCGAAAGTAAGATCTTCTCTTAGGTATAGCTGTCCCATATACTTGGTTCCTTGCTAGATTAGTCTATAACACTTTTGGTGTTAACACCAGAAGCTTGTGCTAATTCAGGCTTTGGAGCTGGCTTAACGTCTGGCTTTGTAGTTCCATCCATGTCACCATATTTTGGTGTTGGGCGGCCTTCTTTGCCTTTGTTACCATCATCAAAGTTTACTGGATGTGCATCCATTCCTTTTTGACCTGAGTTTGCAGCTACCGGACTTTTGCTAGCTGGTGATGTTGTTACTGGCTTTGGAGCTGCAACTAATTCTACATTCTCATTAAAACCTTCAACTTCTACGTTAACATCAATTGGCTCGTCCATTTTGTCCTGCATGCCATCAATCTCGTCCTGCTCCATGTCAGTATCGCTATCAATGTCTGAAATTTCATCCTGCTCGCCTTCGATGTCGTCTGTGTTGTCATCAACTTGACCCATTAGCTCTTCGAATTCACCCATTAGTTCGTCTAATTTGTCTTCAACGTTTACTATACGGTCTTCTAATTCTTCTTCGCCGTTGTCATCATCAACGTCGATGTCGATCATTTCGATTTCTTCTTCTTCATCTTCCATTCTAACGCCTTGCTCTTCAGCTTCGACTTCGTCAATGAGTTCGTCAACCTGTGATCCACCTAAATCAGTTTCATCAATCTTTTGATCGTTGTCATGTTCTGCGTCACGCTTGCCACGCTTTCCCATTTCGTCGTCTCTACGATCTTTCATGGATTGTTTTTTAGTATCTTCAGCACCGTCTTTAGCACCTAAATGCTCGTCTTCACGGTCCTTATATCCTTGTTTCTTTTCTGTAATTTCTTCTTCGGACATAATCTCTTCATATATGTCTCTTGACTTCTCAACCACTATATCGTGGAAAAGCGCCTTTGCATTCTTTTCGTCATCATTGATAACGAATTCAATTAATTGCTCAAATTTGTTCATAAAAATATTCCTTCTAAGTATGTCTCAGTATAGTACTTACAAGAAAATTAAAAAACTAGTAGTTTATAGGGGTAAAAGTGGTAGAAAATGAATAATTTTCTACAATAGCCTACATCGGAGCAGGTGGAGGTGCAAATTGTGCTTGTATCTTTTTAAGTTCTTCAGTTTTTTCATAGTTACGCATGTCATACATCTTACGCAATTTGGATATTTGCTTTAGTGTAAGTTTTGTCTTGCGTAGCTCTCCAAGCTCAGGAACACTGTTGTCAGCTTCTTGATCTTGATAACCTTCAGCAGGTGCGTCATAAAATTCAAATAGTTTCATAATAGTATTTATACAGGAGGCGCTTCTGGAGCAGCTGGTGCTGCTGCATCAATATTAACGTCAATTTGTTCACCGCCGAGTGCCGGATCCATTGCTTCTTCGCCAGCAACTGCATCACCCATACTTACATCACCTTCGAAGTCTGCAGGACTTATACCGACTGTACGTAAATCACTGCCAGTTGGTTCTGTTTCAACTGGTTGTCCAGTTTCTTGTTCCCATTGTTCTGTATTTTCTTGCAATTCATCATCTGTTAAACCCAGATAACGTTTCATAATAAAACGTTTACTCATATAAGGCAATTGCTCTAATGCACTAAAGGCTTGTATTCTTGTTGTATCTAGTTCTGCTTGTCTATAACTTGCAAAGTTTTGTGGCGGTGCAAATGTAATATTAAACAATCCACTGTCAATGTTAAAGCCTCTCCAACGCATGAACATTTTGAACTCATCATCAAGTTTTTCAATAATCTGCTTTTGTAATCTTTCACAATACTGATTAAACCTATATTCTTGTATAAGTGCAGTACCAACACGTCCGTCGTTCATTGGTCGATCAGAATCATCTGGACCAGTAGGCAAGTATGAACTTGGCACACGAAGTCCTCTACACATCTTGTTGTTAAAGTATTTTAAATCGTCAATCTGTCCTAAGTTCTCTCCGCCTGGTAGTGTTTCAACTTTTGATCCTCTACCTTCTGCTGTTTGAGGGAAAAAGTAATCTTCGTTAATTGACAGAGGATTGTATGTTGTATCCATTGTGGTTTGTTGTTGTCCGCCACTTGCACTAGGTATACGCCTTTGATGTACTTCATTTTTAACACGCTCAACAAACTGCATAGCAAGATGTGATGGCATGTTTCCAACATCAATGTAGAACACTCTACGCTCTGGAGCACGTTGTACTCTGTATATTAGTATAGCATCTTCGAGCAATTCCTTCTGCTTGAATACCTTGAATATCATTTCTAATATGCTTTGACTAAAGGGCCAGAAGAAATCTAAACCTTCGCTAAGTGCCAAATGCACAACATTTTTTGCATCAATTACAGTTTCGTTTACTGTGTGTTCAAATCTACTCTGTCCACTAGGTGCGTTTGGTATGGTATAATTAGAACCGCCCATATTGCTGCCACCAGTTCCAATAATTTGTCCTGAATTAGTTCCAGTACCATAGTCTGTGGTTTGCTTCGGTGCTATGCTTAAATTTTGAAAGTTTGGATTGATATCACGTATTACATATTGTTCAGGACGTTTGCCTTCGTTTTCGTTTACAATTACACGCACTACTTTGGTCATGTCAACCCAGTATAATTCAAATGTTTCTGGATCACGCACAAACACCTGATCGCCGTATTTTATTGTATTACGGAAAATACGAAACATTCGTTGACTAAGTTTGTTAAGTTTAGTCCATTGTTGAAGTTGTGTGCGGATAATTTCTATTTCATTGTTTGTGGGAGTATCTGTATATGAAACTTCAAAAGGTGTTTTATTACTATCGTTAGTTTGAGTTGCAAATTCAGCAATTATATCAAGACAAGCATTAATTTCGCTGTCATTGTCCATATTTTCATATTGGTTATATCGCTCAATTCTATTTGGATGTCCAGAATATACTTCTGGTAAATGACTTTGGTAGTTTTTAAAACCAAACTGTCCGCCTGACCCGCCGCTACCGTAACTAGGTCCTCTACTATTTTGTCCACTTATTGGACTTAGTTGACCACCATAGTTGTCAACTGCTTTAAAGTATTTTTTCCAAGACATATGTGTTCCAGTGTACTCTTTGTTATGGAGTATTTATCACCTGCCGTGTGGGTTGTATTAATTATTGATTCTGTTGCACTAAACGTTTTAGCAACTTGTTAGTCATTTGTTGCTCACTAACCACGTTACTATTATCATTACCAGCAATCGGAGTAGTTTGAAGTTTATTGTATTCATCGTCTATTTGTTTTCTAGCAGTTGTAGCATCTATAACACTAGATTGATTGATATCAGACTTTTGCATATTAGACTTTGGGCCGGCAAGTGATGCGGCATAGTCATCACGTTTTACTTTTATACCTTGGTTTTCTAGATAGTTAGTTTGGTTTTCTACTCTCATTTCTTTGAGAAAATCTTTTGCACCTTCACTAAAAAATCCTACTAGCCCTTCGATACCTTTTGCAACTGTGATGTCTGCTTTCATTAACATTCCGCCAGCATTAAAGTTAGTTGCATCTTGTTTATCTAGAGCACTACCTGCATCGCCAACAGACTTGTTTATTGTATCTTCTTTTAGTTTTTCAGTAACTGCCCCTACTCCGCCTTTAGCAAATGCATCTGCATATGCTAACATTTTTTTAGATGCCGTAACAGAATAGTCAGTGAATTTTTGAATAGCAGTGGCTGCCAATGGTAACGACGTCTGTAGTGCTAGTTCATCAAGAGCTTTTGCTGAACGTATCATTGATTCTTGTGCATCAATCATTGCGTTTGTGGTTGCGTCTGTGGTTTTCATATTCTTTTTAGTAGCAGTTTCTATTTTGCCAATCTGATCACCAAACTTTGCGCCAAAAGTCAAGCTCTGTAAATCCATCATTACTGCGTCCAGTGCAGTGCCGGTATTACCAGCAGCCATAGCAAACTTATCACCGCCCAATGACTGGTATCTGTTTGCAGCAGCGTCTTGTATGCCTGCAAGAGCTTTCTCACGTGTTATTGTACCTGCTTTCAACTGGTTAATAATGTCCTTACCAGCTTCACCGGTTGCTCTATAAAAGTTTTTAGCCGCGTCAGTTTTAAAGTTACCACCTAGTGCATCTTGGAATCCGCCAGCTAACACCGGAGCCGCTGACTTTAAGACTGTTGCAACTCCTGAAATAGCTTCAGAGGCTTTTTTACCAGCCTCTCCACCAAGTCTTCTCTCTACTTCACGTTGTGTGGCTGCCTGTCTAACATGTCTTGATTGTGCGTCAAGTTCTTTTTGTTGTTCTGATACACTCTTACCTGTGAGCTTGGATAGTTCTGTTAAATTCTGTATGTAGTTGCGAGAACCTTGTGCTAATGCTCGACTATTTCTTGACTCATCTCTGCCTAATCTTTGTTGTAATCCAATGTAGCCAGCAGTCAGTTCATTTTGTTGTTCAACACTTATACCTAAAGCCAGCATACCACGTCTAAATGGTTGCATTGCTTTACTTGTATCTGCTAAAACTTTTGCTGAGTCGGCGCTATTACGTGTAGCAAATGCCATTGTTTCTGCATTTTGTTTTACAACATTGCTAAAAGTTGTAAAACTTAACCCTGCATCAATTGCCTGATTTGCTAAGCCAGTAAGCCCGTCTGCGCCAAGAGCCGCAACACTACCTGCATTTCTGTATGCAACTGAAGCTCTTTGCAGTTCTGCAGTAAGCATCGGACCAATTGTTTTAACAATCTCACCAGCCGCTTGCCCTAAGGCTGCAGTTAACTTTGAGGCCGCACTTACTGCTCCACCAATGACTCCACCAAGAAGAGGAATTCCTTTTAGTGCATCACCAGCCGCATCACCAAGTGCTCCGACTGTTTTACTAGCCATTTGCATACCGTTGCCGACTAACTGGATAGCAGGATTAAGACTGTTAAAGTCTTCTCTGTTTTCACGTATTGCACCTGCAGCCGCCGCAGTGGCTGCAACAAACTTGGATGTACCCACGGTAGCCTTGTTAAGCATTGCGGCAGATTTGCCCATGACATTTGTTTTATCTTCTTCTGCCCTGGTACCACGAGTTACTGCTAGATTGTAATCAGCAAGATTCTTTTTGGCTTCTTTGACTTCCTTGGCATTTGTATTGCCGCTAGATCTTTGTAAGGCTTCTAGCATCTGTTGCAGTAGTCTGGTTTGTTCTTGATCTTCGGCCATACTTAATTTTCACCTGTTTTTGAGCCGTATAAGTAATATACAACTATATTTATGGTAGGAAAAAACATGACAGAAAACATCACTCCAAATCCTTTGGCTAAACACTTTAGACAACCTAGTATCTATATAAAATTGCCAAGCGACGGAGCTTTTTACGACGAGTCAGTGATAGAATTCCCACACAATAGAGAATTACCAGTATATCCAATGACTGCACTTGATGAAATTGCATATAGAACTGCTGATGCATTGTTTAACGGGGCAGCAGTAGCTAACGTAATAAAGAGTTGTGTACCAGCATTCAAAGATGCATGGAAAATAAGCACTGCTGATCTTGACACCATACTGATCGCTATTAGAATTGCAAGTTACGGTCATGACATGGAGTTTTTAAGCAAATGTCCACAATGTGAAGAAGAAAACGAATTTGCTATTGATCTAAGGCAAGTAATGGATGGTATAAAATTTGCAGATTATTCTAAGCCGGTAGTACTAGGCGATGTAGAGATTCATTTCAAACCACTTTCATACAAAGAACAAAACGAAAATAATACTGCACAGTTTGAAGATCAGAAGATGATGGAAACACTTCCAGCAACAGAAATGCCTGAAGATGAGAAACTGAAACTTTTACAAAAAGCATTTGAAAACATCAGTTTTTTGACTCTTACTGCAATTGCTGATAGCATAAGCATGGTTAAAAGTGGCGACCAAATTGTAGTTGACAAAAACCACATAGAAGAATATATACAAAACTGTGATACTGCAACGTTTGAAAAAATTCGTAAGAAAATTGAAACTATAAAAGAAGCAAGTGAAATTAAACCAATGAACATTACTTGTAATGATTGCAAACATGAATACGAAACTCCGTTTACAATGAATGTTGCAAATTTTTTCGGATAAGGCTCTTAACGTCCGGACCTGAAGAAATTGAAAAAATAATCTCAGACATGGACAAAGAAGTTAAGGGCCTAAAAGAAGACATGCTCAAAATGGTCTGGTTCATGCGAGGTGGTTTGACCTATAGCGAGATTGTCAACATGAGCGGGCCTGAACGCAATTACGTAAACAATCTTATCAAAGAGAATCTCGAAACTGCTAAAAAAACTGGACAACCGTTTTGGTAATAGATCAAGTAAAAGCAGACATTGAACAGTGGTTGGTTAACTTTGTTGAGGTTCCGCACCCTGCACTAGGCAACTTTCCGCCTTGTCCTTTTGCTCGACAGGCAAGACTACGCAACAAATATGATGTTAGACTTGGTGACGATCTTGAACGTGATTTGTTTCTGTTTGCTAAGAAAAAATATTTAGGCAAAAATGATGTGGTCATATATGCTTATCCTCCCAAGCAATATGATGATGCATATTTTAATTTTGTTGTTGATGTTATAAACACTTCAAAAGGATTTACCAAACGTAACTTACTAGCACTAGGCGATCACCCAGACACAGTTGAAGAACAAAATGGTGTGTGCTTTAACATGGGTAAATATGCACTTGTACTCATACAAGATAAAACAAAACTTCAGGACCATGCAAAAATGTTAGCACACAGAGGATACTATGATGGATGGGATGAAGAATACCTACAAGAAGTATTTGCTCACAGAAAAGACCCAAGAAAATGATATACGCAAGAATTAATCTAAGCGAAACTGACTATTCGCTGATGGACAACTGCAAAAAACTGAAATCACCGTTCCAAAAACCACTAGAAGCAATCTACGATGCATACTGCAAACATAAAAAATTTAAAAGTGTAATGCCAATTTTTGCTGAAGAATACTACGACGACAAGAATGATGTATATGCTTACTATGATAAAGAAAATAAAATGGTTGCATTCAGTCTACTTAGATGTTATAATAATAAGAACGTTGAAGCAGTTCAATTTGCTTGGGACTATGCAAACCCAGGAATGCGGTTAGGCATACGCAGTTTGAAAAACGAGTGTGCAATATATAAAAAACGCGGTTTTGATTATCTGTATCTTGGACAAGCAGACGATTACAAAACAAAGATCGACGGATTTGAAATACTAGGAGGAAGATTTTAATGAACGTTTATACAGTTTACGCCGATGTAAAAGAAGGTATAGATGCACGAACATTTGTGGCTAACATGAAGCTTTTCCTAGATAAATTACCACAGATGCATGCGTATAGAATCACAAGAATGAAACTAGGATTCCGTTCAATGGACTTGCCAGAGTTTAGAATTGACATGGAGTTTGAATCAATGCAAGCACTAGATGACGCTATGAGTCATGTTGTAGCAAACGTAGATGATATTGAAACAGAACACGTAGGCTTCAATCAGTGGGTTGATGTTGAAACTATTCAACACTTTCTATACAGAGACTATCCAGACTCGCACCAGCCATTAGCATAATCTTCTAACATAACCTGACGTATACGCAGTCGTTGCAGTTCAGTAGGCCCTGCTCGCATAGTACTGTCACGGCGATGATGTGTGTCCAATGCAGGCACACCGAGTATTCCTGCTATCTTATGCACGTGTTTGTAGTTGTAGATGTGTGTGTAGATGGATCTGTCAGGACCAAGACGTGCAGTGTTTGTTTCGCAGTGATCTGCTACGTTTGGATTTTGCCTATACACTTCGATGTCTTTGAGAAAGTTGGTTAGACTAGGAGACTTAATCCATAAATTTTTATTTGCCGGATTGGTCATGGTATGATAGAAACCACTCACAAACTTATCAACAGGATCACGCCACAATGCTATGCGTATGTCTGCGTCTAGTAGCTCTGACTCAAACTCCTCAAATGATCTAGCCTTGTTATACACACCAGGTGCTTCGTTTTGAAAGTTTTGATAGAACTGTTCTTCTTTAGGATCAGCATTCCATAATGCTTGTGCTACATAACTCAACATAGTCGTAGTACTACATTTATGATTACGCACTATTGCAATAGTTCTATTATTGTGTTTAAACTTTATCAATCCCATATGTTTATTTAATTAGATGTCTAAAGACATCTATTGCTTCGCTTTGCTTCAGCAATATTTTATTACGAGTGTAACGAAGTAATCAGTTATCATCTAGATAGTTTAGTCATACTTGCCCTACTACGGGCAAGTGAACTGAAAAGATGTCATCATCTGAGTTATCCAGTCATTTGAATAAAGAGA